GAAGTTTTGGCGTACAGGAAGCCGGGGAAGTTGGCATACATACCCGCGTCAAGCAATTCGCGCCAAACGGCAGTCAAGCCATTGGTCGTGTTGCCTAAAATGTGAAGTAGACCCATGCCATAAAACTTGAGACCCGGCACAAAGTCGTATTTGACAAAGTGCGTAGCTGCCTCTGGCAGGTCTTGATCTTGCTCATCATAATTGCGGACAATATTCAAAATTTGCTTAGACGAAACGTCTATGGTTACGCGGTAGGGGACTTCCAAGCCAGACGCTTCACCGTCAATTTCATGCTCAAAGCCCGGAATGTTTAATTCGCAGTAGCACTCATATATCTCGCGGTCCCTATCTTCCGCGACGTTAATATCGTCTTGGGTTCCTTGGATCGCGTTTTTCTCTCTTTGTACAGCGTCAAGTTCCTTTTGCTTGGCCTGTCCAAGGTCAACGTCCCGGTATGCGCCAATAATCTGCATTCTTTTGACAACCGTAGGACGCATAGAGATTCTGTGGGTAATCCGGCGAGCATTTGAAAGGTCCGTTGCTTCATTGTTGACAATAAGGTCATCAGCATCAACCGTTTCAGAAACGGGACGGTTCCGCAGGGGGCAGAAGTAAACCTTTTTAAAGGCTGACCCGCCAAATCCCAACATGAAAAGCATCTTGTCCGTGTCAGGATAATATTCCTTCGCAGTCACGGTCAGGTAATGGTTAAAATCCTTCTCAAGATATTCCGCCTGCTGGTCCATTTGCGGCGAGTCTTGATTGCTGTCTACTCTGATTTTGACAGGCCCGTCAGTGGGCAGTAACTCTGCCCGCGCATTCGCTTGAAAGCGCAATACGGATTCCAGCAAGAGCGGGTGGCGGATACGGGACATTCCCTCAACAGGTGCGCCATCAGCCGTACCTTGCTGGTTTGGAATTTCAATCTTAAGGCCCAGAAGTCGTAGACCCTGTGCGCGGTCTTCAATCCACTCCTTGCGAGAATCAATATCTTCCTCAATGCCCTTAATAAGCTGATGAGCAATCGCGGATAAGTCACTCTCGTTAATTTCTTCAGCCAAGTTGGCATACCAGCCCTCAGTTTTCTTTTTCTTAGAAGACTCAATAGGACGCCCGTCAAGGGAAACGCTAATAGAGCCATCCCCGTGGTCAATACGGAGAACATTGCCATCAACGTCCATTTCTGGCTGATCAGCATCTTCGTCAGCATCCATTACGACAATGGTGTCTTGCCCCTCCACAGGGGGTAATTCTGGTTGTTCTTGATCAAGGCGTATGTTTGGGACAAGTCCGGGCGTCAGTGCCATGTGCGGGTTCCTGTAAGAATATCCCGCGCACTATAGGCTAATTATGCTTTATTCGCAAATGCCTCGTCGTCATCCTTGTCATCGTAATCAAGGTCAGGCTTGGTCAGCGCCTCAAGCATGCGCATCAATTCCAACCTCAATTCATCCTTTGTGTCGCCCCAAGGCTTCACAGGATTTGATGTCATGCCCTGAACATTGCCGTTATTGTCGTAAAAAACCTCGTGAATGGCGTATCCAACGTCTGGATCGCCAAACAAATTACGGGTTTCGTACTTAACTACCCGGTGATTCCACGTCATCATGGCCGTCCTCACAGTCGCATTTCCACATTAGCACTGCGTACTGCCCATGCGTTGCGCCAAGATGTGCCACGACCATCCAGCCCTTGCGGTGGTAGTCGTCCACTAGGTGATACGCAACGTATCTAAAGTTCCCAGTGCGAATAGTGGCTATCATTTACACGATATGCAAATCACCGTCAAGTGAACCTGCTAGTGCTTGTATAAAACTTACCGCAACGTGCCGTTTCAAACGATATTCGTGGTATTTGTTGTCTATAATCATAACAATTTTGATATATCCGTCGCCCAAATCCTTGGTAACGACGGAGTTAATTGTCTTTAATTCATCACTCATATTCCAATCAGCCCACAATAGCCGTAATCGTCGCTGTATATCATGTCGTTTTCGCCTTCTTCATAATAACTGGCCCAGCGCCACGCCGCGCAGTATTCTGAAACGCAAGGCTTTCCAAGGATTTGCCCGTCAATAACGACTTCTTTGCCGGGTATGCCATTGCCTCTTCCAAAGGGACAAATTACCTTGGACATTTCCTCTGGCGTCATAAAATGGGGGTTGTCTGCCATTTAATTGCTCCCCTCGAACAAAAAACCCACTGGCTCACCCGTCTCATCGTCTAATATTTCCAACTCAAACACGCGGTCTGTTGGGATGTAGGCAATAAGCAAGCTTTCAGGAAACGGGTCTTCCTCAGTTCTAGGCACGTTGTTATAAAAAGCAATTCTGCCGTCGTAGACGCTGCACGAATCAGCCTTGACCGTCTTGTGAGTGTGGCCGGAGTGATCATACGGATTGAGTGTTATTGACCAAGTATGCTTAGGCATTATACTCTCCTGTAGTTAATTTTTTACATAGCATGCAATTAGACGGGATACAATGGCTGGCTTTCCCTACTTCCCCGGAATGTATTATTTCCCGCAAGTTCAGCGGTACGCTCAGCGCCACGCTGAAGCATTCCTGTCCCGCGCAGCCAATTTAGTGCCTGCGTTACCGTATCGTGTAAGTCATCATGTTTCCCCTTGGGAAATGTGGCGCATTGAGCCACGACCATCTCAGCCCAGACACGGAAAACATCGCCGCCAGCATCCGTTGGCGCCACAATCATCCCCTCAGAAAACAGATGTTGAACGGAATAGGTTCTGGCGACCTTATCCATCCCCTTAGGGTCAATCAATCTGACGCCGTAGTTTTCGTAGCCAAATAACCTTCGCAATTCTTGGCTGACGGAAATGCCGGACGCCTTGTTTTCAATCAGCAGGTAGTCAATCTTCCACTCACGGGCAGACTGTCCTATTTTGTTGACAAGTTCATGAAGTTCCATGCGCCCCTGCCACGCATGCATGAGAATTGCCTTTGGCACGTCAGCTTCACGGTCTTCCGCAGAGATACGCTGCCAGTTTCCCGTCATGTCTGCGCCAATTACGCCGGATGCTGGGCCAGCGTCACGGTATACGCCCCAAATTGTGCAGGCAGAAAAGTCGCCTTCAAACTCTTTGGCGCCAAATGCCGTATCAACAGACGCTATGACTATTTCTAGATTGTGTGGAAACTTTTCTTTAGTCCACTCGCCCCACCATTCTCGTTTAATAATACCACCGCCTGCTGGCTCTGGACGCTGCTGCAACTGACCCGCCGCCGCATAGGGGCCAAGGGTCTTCTCAAGCAGTGTAACTTCTTCATCTCCAAACCGCTCAGGCCAAAGTAGCTGACCCTCCTCCGTTCTTTGGTCAGTCCAGACCACTGGCTCGCCGTCATTAAACTCTGCGGGAACAAGAACATTGTACGTCCTCCGTGCAGTTTCAAATCTCATTGGCAAGCAAAGGTGCGTCCACTCACCAATGTCCTTGGATAGAATATGCCCCGTAACGTCGTTCTCTGACAAGCGTTGTTGGATAACTATTTTTACGCCCCGCTTGGGGTCGTTAAGGCGGGTGGACCACGCCATGTCCCACCACTCAATCGTGGACGCCACAATTGCTTCAGAATTAGCTTCCTGAGCATTGTTAGGATCGTCCGCAATCAAATAATTACCGCCAAGACCCGTTGTGGCTGATCCAACTGACACTGTGTTGCGTATACCGTTCTTGTCATTCTGAAAGCGCGTTTTGGTGTTTTGGTCGCCAACAAGTTTAAACCTGTCGCCCCACAATGTCTGATACCATTTGCTTTCAATAAGGCGCCTGCACTTCACAGAATCTTGTACAGATAAGCCCATCGCATAGGAGGAGTGCAAAAATTGCATTCCCGGCCCAGAAGTTGGCGACGAAAGGCTTTGAGTCCATACCCAAGCTGGGAACATAGTCCCAGTAATGGTTGACTTTGAGAATCTAGGCGGCACGTTGATGATTAAATTCCTAATATAACCATCAGCACAAGCCTGTAAATGCTCGCAAATAGCTTGCAACGCAAAGCCGCCCTCAGCAAAGGGCGCGGAGTCAATCTCACGCCACGCCCGTTGGGTAAAGTTATACAAGCTTTCCTCGTAGTTAGCCGCCTTCAGCTTCCTACGCAGGATTCTTGCTTCGCCTTCAGATAGATTATTTACATCAAATGTCATGAAAACAGTTTACGTCTCATGAAAAACTATATCAAGGCGGACTGTTTACAACTTTTTAGGCCGCAAATCTTTAAGCCGCTTCAAGGCATTATCTGGGTAGGCGTGGCTAATATTCATAATAGAAACAAGCTGCTCTACTTTTTTGCGGCGTTCTATGTATTTTCCCAAATCATGGCTAATTAAATCTTGTTCAATATCTTTCATTACACTGACGCTTCTGTTGACAATTGAGACAACAGACTTGTGGTCAGCTTCCTCCGCATAAGAGGCTTTAATAAGATTTTCTGCCGCTTTTTCAGCTTTTGTCTGCGGGATACCCACGTCTTTTGGTTTTGGACGCATGTTAAACTCGTCCAAATAAGCATATACAAGTTCGTTAAGTGTTGTTAACGCCTCAACGCCAATCAAAGCTTGTTTCATTTTACCACCTTTAATTTAACTTTTGTTTTAAAACTTGCAGGTTTGGTATCTAGTGCCTGATTTGCAATGTCTTTGCTATCCGCGTTGTATTGTGAACGGGATATTTTGGACAATGCTTCATGCATGGTTTTTACTTCATCCATCATTTCATGTATAAAATCCGCCACATGGTCTAGATCAGCGTATCTACATTGTAGACACAAATCCCAGTAATCAGGCCAGCGTTTCGTCATCGTCCCCGCCTAACAGTTCGCGCATATCCAACCAAAGTTCCACAAACTTATCGCGCAAGTTTTCATATTGCCGTATTTCTGCAAGATACTCATCAAGCAAATCAGCGGCTTGCCATTCAAGCGTTGTTTCTTTAGGCCACGTTGAAATACCCGTCTTAGGGTCACGTTCAGCATGTTCACATTCTTCAGCTTGTTGACGCAAAGCTTTTTTAATGTCGCTTGGAAACACATACTTTGGCGGGTGCGGCTTAAAGTTACCATTTGCCACAGCTTCCTTAGCTTGTTCCAAGAGCCACGAATCATACCATTCTTGAATCTTACCCATCACTCACCTCCTTCAACGCGAATGCCATTCTAATTTAATTACATCATCCCATGCTATAAACCATCCACCGTCATGGAACACAAATTCAAATCTCCAAAAACTAAATTCCATCAGTCCACCTTAAAGATAAAAGCAATTATAGGAGCAACAGCAGCGGACACAATAAGAACCATAACTATTGTGCTTACGAATGTCGCCTTGTCATACAGAAAATCGTTAGCAAATTGGAACATCACTCACCCTCCTTCAGTGCGGCATAATGATTTTCAACATATTGGCGATAATCTCCATTGAGTGCCAGATATGCAACCTCCCGCATTTTGTTCACTTGGTTATGTGGATTAGTAATATCTGTTGGATACCAACAATAAATGGCTGACAAAGCACCTGTTAAAAATTCAATTTTATCAGATTGCTCTTTATTCCACTTTTCAAGTGTGTGAAGGCGATGCACCATATCTGAAAAACTTTTCATCACTCACCCTCCTTCAGTGCGGCACGGCGTTTCTTTTCTTCCAAAAACAAATCAAGCGGATTGATTGCCGCATTATGCAACCAAGCTGGAAGAACATAACCGTTTTGACGGGCGTGAATTACGGCGTCAGCAAGAACAAGACCACTGTTTATGGCGTAATCTTTCCACGCTATTTGCCTGTCAAGTTCTTCCCGCAACCGTTCAATCTCGTTGTCCTGTTTGACAACCGTGGTTTCACACATCTCAAGCCACCGCACTTTATTCCGCAACCGTTCAATCTCATCGGCGGCTTCGTTCTGCAATCCAAGGCGAAACGTATAGCCATCTTGTGAGTAAACAGTATTTGCGCTTTTGCGTAATTGTTCTACGATGTCCATCACTCACCTTCCTTCAATGCTTTTTCAGCAAGACCAACCGCCATTGCCAAAACAGTCCATGTCACGCCTTCATTAGATGTTTGGGGCGTAGGTATGTCTTCATGCTCAATGTCTGCAATTTGTTGCAAAACACCACGCAATTGTTCAATCGTATTGGCGGCTTCATCAAAGATGTCATTGTTGCCCCAACCAACAGATAACCAAGAGGCGGCGCGTTTCCGCAACCGTTCAACAATATTCATCACTCACCCTCCTTCAGCGCGGCACGGGCAACAAGAGCCGCTTCTTGGCATCTATCGCAACAGGTATTTGATGCAATAGAACGCAACGCTTCTTGCAACCGTAACATATCTCTGGCGTTGTCTATGGCGAGAGATGCCATACGGTCTACGTCAGCACGTAACTTTTCAATCGCGTCGGCGGCAGCAAACGCCAACGTTCCTGATTCATATGTATCTACACGTCGCAACCGTTCTACGATATCCATCACCACTGCACCTCCCCGTTAATCACGACCTGCACATACCAGCGGTCGCCGTTTTCGTTCTCCCACAGCGCCACTACGTTGTCGCCGTCCCGCTCATGGCGGACTATCCATTGTCTCATCTCCAACGCCTCCACCACCAAGAATTAGCCTGATCATAAACCTTTTTCGCATCCATGATGTATGATGGATAGTAAGATTCCGTTACTTCTGGCATTGGCGGCATAGGCGAACCACGCAGCACAGCAGATATAGCCATCAGCGTTTGCCACAAGCGGTCTTCTCTGGTGCGGTAATAGTTGACCTGATCCTTGGCTTGTTGAAGTTCGTATCTCTGCAATTCAAGTTTGCTTCTTAAATTATTAATTATGTCATTCAATTTTTGAATTTCGTCAGTCATTTTGGTAACTCCGGTAATTCTTTCCACATAGGCATACTACCGCTAACTTTGCCTGAGAACGGCGTTTTTAATTCAAACATTTTCCTGTCATTGTTCCATTGCGCTACGGTTTCTTCATCGCCACAACGAACCGCAAACGGGCGGTCTTTGGGAGCGGGTTTAGTTTCTATTGATTGCCATTCAGTCATAGCCCCTCACCTTCTTCGCAGTCTATTTCAATCTTCACACAAGCAAGGCGAGTTTGTGGGTTTCTATTACCCAGATCATCTGCGACGTTTTTATCCTCGCACATACCAATATTATAGTGGGGATATATGTTGGCCCAATAAGTCCGCTTGATGCGTGGTTTGACTTCAACAAGGTTATCTCCATCATGGCTGCCATAGATATCAACGCCGTATTTGTTCCAACGAGTGGACCCCCATGAGCCATTCTTTAAAATAGCCCCGTGAACTGAATACGTGCCGCCACCATCGGTTGCATAAATCCGCACTTCACGGCCATTTTTGGTGCGGTATTGTTTGTTGATGTCAATTTCATCACTCATGTCCGCACCATCCCGCGTTCTCGCCCTCAATGTGATCCCGCGCAGCCTCAGCGACGGCGGACCAGAGGCTTTTGACCAAATCGGTTTCGTTTTCCCATTTATTTTTTTCCCTCAAATCCAAACCAGTTTGCCTAAATGCTTCTGCCATTATGGCCTCATAAAGAATTTTGCCCAACTCCTCATGCGTTATCATGACCGCACCATCCCGCAATAACCGTGGGTTGTGCTATTCCGCCACATTTTATCTTGAAGGAAAGGTGCGTTTTCGCATTCCACCAATTCTTTTCCCCACTGCCAAGCCATGCATTTTGGGCCTTCACACCAAATGCTCATTTGGTTTGGTTTAAGGGGGCATATTTTTTCTTTTGCCTCTTCAGGCGTCACATAGTGTGGGTTGTCAGTCATTGTTAACCCCCGTTAATTTGCTCCAGTCTTCCAATATGCGGCCATAGGCTTCCCGCAACCCATCATGCTGCCATTGAAGCATATCCATTTCTTTTTTGGCTTTTAAATATTCATCTGACCAATATTCTTTGTATTGAACAAAGGCGGCAGGGTCTTTGATTTGATCTTTCAATCCGCCAACCAGAGTGTGCAGTGCCTCATTCTCAGCAAATAAATTAAGGCCATGTCTGCCAGCGTCTTGAACAGCAATAGTCAATGACACTACCTTGGCTTGCAGCAAGGCGTTCTCTTCCTTCAACCGCCTGTTTTCGCCTAGCCATGCCTTAAACCGCTGCCACCAAGACAGTTTAGGCTCAAGCAATGGATCAAATGTGCCGTTATATCTTTGACCTTTTAATTCAGCCAATCCCATATATTTGGGTAAACGATCTTCTTGTGTTGGAATGTCAGTCATAGTGTCCATACCTTCTTTGGCTTGATGTTATTGCGTTCTAATGCTCTTGTTAGAGCCATTCTGCTGATGCCCATTTCTTTGGCTGTTTGGCTAAGTGATAATCCAGCCATCAAGTGATCTGTTGCAATTTTAAGTCTGTCAGGTGTCCATTTGCCAGCGTGTTGTCCAACAGATCGTTTAGTCGTACTTTGGCTCGTTGTCGTCGTTGTCATAATTACCAACCGTTATATTTAAGTTTGTTATTTTCTTATAAGCCGCCACAACCAAGTTTGCTTCTTGCATTGCTTCTGCTAACATTTTCTTGTCACGTTGAAGCATGGCAATTTGATCTTTTAGCACATCAATGTAGCGCATTACTGGATCGTCGCTCATTGCACTGGTGCCTCTGGTTGGCCTCTGCTTTCCATAATGACAGACGAGAATACCATAGCGGCCTTGCTGCGTTCTGGTTCATCTAACTGGTCTAAAACCGTCGCAGAGAATACTGACAAGATGTGCAGGATGGTTCCAATGCTCATGCCGTCAACAGCCGCGCCAATGGCATCATATGCCGCAATGTGGCGTTCCTGCTTTTTCTTTTCCATGTGTTCGTTAAGGTCTATGGTCATGTTTGTTTTCCTCATATAAAACAGTTGTATTAACTTCACCTTCAATAAAGCCAAGGTTTTTTAGTTCATGAAGATTTTTGGCATATTCATGAACGTCCATTCCAATTTCTGAGCAAAAATCTGCCTGTTCCTGTGTTAAGCCAATTTTTACAGGAACGCGGACATTAGCCATCACTACACCTTCTGCGGCGGCTTCTACAATTTCTGGGTTGGCTGGAGTAATTGGTTCCGCTTTAGTCGCAATAGCTACAGGAGCAAGACCTAACATAGCCAAAAAAGAACGTCGTTTTATACTCATGTTAGTCTCCGTTATGGTTAAGGTAGCAACTTGTAAAGTTTCATGGCTTAATACGACAAACTCATAGGAGTAACCAAACTTTACCTTGTAGTGCCTTCAGGACGTCAACCCTTACACTTGCCCGTTGTTGCTGCGGCTGCAGGAGAGACCCTCCTATGAGTAACTGATGTAATTTGCATAGCGTGTAAAATATCACAAGTCAAGCACCGGAGTCCCAAGACTGTGTGTGAGTTATACAGGGGTAGGGTCCGCTAATGAAACCCCCGGTACCCCTATGCGACGGAAATATTATGGTGTCCGTTGCCTACACAATAGGTAGACACCCAACAAAGCCTCACACGGAATCAACATGAGGGGGCAACAGGATACGCCGCCAGCGACAGACCACCAGCCATTGTCCTGCATTAGCGTAGACTACTCAAGCTACAAGAACACCCAAGCAAGGCAGCCATGTAGCAAATCACGCATTGCCCTACAAGGAATATTTTGTTGGGCAATAACTAACACAGGGATGTCAGTAAGGGGCGGTGCATGGCGCTAAGCGATACAGGGGTGGGAGTTATACCAAAGTACACCGGGGGAGGGTGTGATTATACCAAACAGGGGGTTAGGTATAGTCAAAGGGTTTTAGGGGTATACGGGAGTGCGTATAAGCGGGGGATATACGGGATGGCGTATAACGTCCAGTATAGTGAACACAAGCAAGGTTAACGTGCAGGGTAGTGGACAGTAAGTACTCATGCGGGTGGGGCGCTACTCCCACTGGAACCTCAACGATATATGGTAATTGCCATCCGCCATAACATAGCTTTACCATTAGCCGTATGGACTTGGGACGTGTAGGCGCTCGTAACTGGTTCCTGTTTACCTACAAATTGTTGCGTGTCTGCTTCCACGCCGCCGCATGAGTAAGCCCCATATAGGGATGTTTGCGTGAGATGTAAAGAGGGGAGGAAAAGGGTTTTGGGGGAATTTTGGGAATGTCTGTGAGATGCAAGGGCGCATCCGTATCCGGGCCTCGCCCAATAGCGGGGGGTGCCGCCACCCCCACCTGCCCCCATGTTCACGGTTTGTTCTGGGTCTGTTCACGGTTTGTTCCTCCGCGTTCTCCGGTGAGAACAAAAGGTGAACAAAGCACGAACGCTGACGTTGCGGTTACGTAAGCTTCACCATACTGTAACGTAAGCATCAGCATGACCAATGGTAAGCACTAGCATGACGCACGTAAGCTTGACCATACTGTAAGGTAAGCTTGACCATACGTAGCTTCAGCATGACGCACGTAAGCTGTAGCATTACGCATGGTGATGCTTGCATGCTCGTGCTTGCGTGGTGAAGCTTAGAGGTCATCCTCTTCAGGGCTAGGCAACGCGATCTGCGAGAGCATGTCCTGCAACTGCTCACGCTGGTCGTAGTCAAGCTGCGTTACATTGACTGCCTGCAATGCAATAGCGCCACCATCAGCACCTGTATGCTCATGCTTCACAAGGTCGCCATACTTCTTTGGCCTAAGCTTTCCTGCAACCCACTTGCGCGTATCAATGCGAACCCGCGCAACTTGCACCTGCTCAGACGTAGCTTCATCGCCCAAGCTGTCAGCAATGAAGATGGTCTCATCAAACAGGCTGTCAGCTTGTTCGTCGCGCGCGTAAGCGTATTGGCGAGCGAAATCTGCGTTGCGCGCAAGCCACTTCCGTATTGTGCTATTTGTTGGCATGTTAGGATCATTGCAAATCTGTTTGAGACTTTCGCCATTGCTTAAGCGGTCAAGGACGATGTCAGCTATGTCTTCCATAAACACTAGCTGTCTTCCCTGATTGCTTTCGCCTTCTCTTGGAAGCACGTAAGCTTTGGCGTCTGCTTGCGTGGTGGTTGTTGTCTTTCCTGCTCTTGGCATGTTCGTTCTTTGCTGTTGTGCTTGTGGTTACTGGGAAGGTGAAGCTTGCTTGCGTGGGTTATGCTTAAGCTGCGTCATCTGGGTCTTCGTCGTCTTCCTCATCATTGAGGCTTTCCCAGTCTTCAGTCTCCATCATGTCTTCTACGTAGACTAATGTTTCATCCAATACATCCATTGCTTGGAGGAGTATGCTTTGTTGTTCTGTCCACTCTAACAGGTCAAACTCGTCAGCCCAATCAACCGTCACAATGACTTCATCGTCAGCATCTTTGTGAATGCTAAACGTAAGCATAGGCACTGCATCTTCAACTGTATCGCTCATTGCACGTCCCTCAGGTTTTTTAGGTGGATCACATTACTAGCTTCAGCATCAACCTCGTATTCAACAATCTCCTCGCCCACGATTTCCTGCACTAAGTCAGCAATGGCCACCAATAGATTGGTCTTTACATCCTCAGACCACTCAGTTGGATCACCGCGAAATTTCATGGAAACAGACCCGTCCACATTAGAACTGAACCACAAAAACTGCATTTGCTTGCCTGAAATATGAAAATCATGTGACGAATCAATCACATAGCTAATCTACCACGACTCACAAACCTAGCCAAGCTTAGCCATGCGTTTTAGACATACCAGACATGCTAAAGATTGCTTGCAACATGCTGATGCTTCGTTTACACCTATTGTCATCAACAACGCAAACGGAGTAACCAACATGGACCTCATCGCAAACCTCACCGCTCGCATTGAAGAATACCGCGCAACCAACAAGCAGCCTTGCAAAAACTA